TTCTTCAGCAGCTTTAGTTTGAGCCTCTACAACAGCACGTGCTGTTTCAGCAGCAGCCTTAGCAGCAGCGTCGGCCAATAATTTTTCTAACTCTTTTGGATCCATGTTCCATTCCTTTTTGGTTTCGCTATTTGCGTTTGTAGAGGACTCTAGCCCTTTAGCTGATTCGCTAACATCTGCAAATTGCTGTTTAAATAACTCGAACTCTTGGGCACTATCAAATGCCTTGGCTAAACTAAATAGTGTGTTTTGATTTGCAGGTACACTAACTACACTGATTTCGTGTAGTTCTAGATCTTTAATCATAAAGGTTTCACTGGCCTGCTCATACTCAGCATCTTTGACCCTAAACCCAATACTAAATGCGCTTAATATACCCTTTTTGATCAACTTGTAAATATCGCCAACTTCACTGGGAATCTGTGCTTTAATCCACAGTCCATGCTCATCAGCTTTATAATCAACCATTTTGCCAATTGGCATTGTGTGATTATGATATGCTAAGATGATTGGATTCTTCAGGTAGTTTACCATACCTGACTTCCAAACTCCTGCTGGCACTACATCGCCTTGACGATCCCGATCATTAGTAGAAGCATAACCTTCAATCATGATACTGTCATCGTCCTCGCCGGCAGCCTTGGCAGTAAACTTGCTGTCAAAATAGAGTACTTTGTTTTTTATATCCATCTTACTCCTCTTAGTTGCTAGGCCTACCACCCTCTGATGGATTGGCTGCTGAACCTGCAATGTTAGCAGGTATTCTTAGGGTATCATTTCCAGCTATGGTTGGATACCGTAATTCTATACGGGCTTCGTTAGGAGTTATAACGCCGCCATTAACTAGTGTGCTATGATAAGCTGCTACGTCTTTTAATTCTGGCTGTAGTGCACTAACATTATTGGTTACTTCTGCCACGTCATATCCAAAATATCTTTCCACTGCGGAAACATATAACCTAACGATTGGCAGTACAGTTTCCAGGTAAAATAGTTTAAGATTAGGGGCAATGTTAGCATTGTTACCACCCTGCAATAATATAGGTGGTACACCTACAGTTGTCATTACGCGCTCGCTGTGACGTGCAATAGCTTTGTCAAAGTCTAGGTCTTGAAAGTCATTGTCCTGCAATTTAACAGGCTTTAGTCCGCTATCTAAAATAATTGGGCGACGTCCACCACTGCGCGGATTATATCGCTGTGCCCAGTACTGATAGGTTTTTTCCTTGGCAGCTTGTGATAGTGTATTTTCTGTGGTTAGTGCCATGCCAAATATAGCACCATTTTTAAAGAAGTTTTGCTGAAACTCGTGCATGTTCCACAGTGTATCTATACTTTGACGCGCAGCCGATAGTCTGCTCTGCCCGCGATAAATACTCTCCGAATTCACATCACGAAAGTAGAATACTTCATTTTCACGAAATAAGATTTCGCCATTATACTTGTAGCCGCTAATAAACGTTTTGCTATCAGTTAAGATCTCCACATTTTCTGCTGGCAGGTGATACATAAATGTACCATCAAAATGCACAAAGGCATTACCATCTAGGAGGAAATCTGTGAATAAACTGCGGCGAAACTCCTGTGCACTCTGATAGGGATTTGGTCTAAAGTTAAGTAGAGTATTTAAGCTCTTTTGACGTAGTCCAACTACTACACCTTCATGTTGCTTGTCTTTTATATCATAGTCAAGGCTAGCGCAAGCGGCAACTACCTTGTTAACACTAGTGTTTACACAGTCTATATCACGAAAGTAGTATCTATAGCTTATAGGTTGTGTGCTGCCTACACTACTACCTTCTGACTCACTAATGCGCGGTTGAGCGGGATTTAGTTTTTCAACCACCCACTCACGTAATCTTTCCATTCTGCTCATACCCACTCCTAGGTAAAACGGCTAAAAAATCCACCAGTCTTCTCTACCACTAACCCAGAAGCCTTAGACTTCTGCGTTTCAATCCAAGTACGCTGTTTAGGTACACTGCTGATAGTAGGAATTTTACCATAAACACTATGCAGCATTACATGATGGCGATTACAGAGTGTGTAAACCAATTCATATAACTCATGATAGTGCTCGCTGATAAAATCATCACGAACAGCTAGGATTCCCTCGTCACTGCTAATATCATAACCATGTTGATCTGCCCAACTGTATAACAGATTAGTTATACTGTGTAGGTGATGCAGCTCTAGGTCATTGGTGCAGCCGCAGATGTAGCAACTAGATTGTTTTTGGTAGGCAGCCTTGGCTTTGTCCCTAACCCATTTAACAGCAATACGGTTGTTTGTATTTTTTGCCATGTTAATTGTGTAATTATATACTAAAGGGTAGCACCAGTGCAACCCAAAATTTTACCAGCTATACCACATAACTATAAAGTGCATATCTGACAGCATCAGCCATGTGACTATAACGATTATGCTTGGGGCGTTCACGTGCTAGGCCCTCGCGATCGTCCCACTGATATTGATCTAGCATGGCTAACACATGGTTACAGTCGCGATGTACCTTAAATCTACCTTGCTGCACTAGTGTTTGCACATATGCAATGCCTGGTAGTACATCTTTTTTAGCGCGTGTGGTAGCAATATCGTAGTTATAGGCTAGATCAGCGGCAAATTGTGCAGCTGCACTATCAATAAA